AGAGTCTCTCATGTATATCCTTACAACTGGGAGCAACCTGGCGGATGGGAGCATATTAGATTATATAATAACAATTATAAAGTCTTTGATTACCACTCAAACCCATCAAACTATCAAACATCTCGTTATGGTAACAATAGAGTTCTGTGGGGTTATACTGGTACTGCTTCAGCAGGTATCTATGGTTCAGGTCCCGCAGGTGGTCAAGGTCATCCAGGTTATTTCTTTGTAAGATGAGTACAGTAAGAGTAAACAGATTAATAGGTAATTCGGATCACAACTTTGAGATTCAGATGCCTTCTAGTGCAAACTTGTTAGTCAATGGTAGTTATACTGCTGACATTGATTCTGGTTTAGTATTACCAGTAGGAACTACAGGACAAAGACCTGCATCACCAACCGCAGGTATGATACGTTATAATAGTACACTAGAAACTGTAGAAGGATATAATGGTACTGATTGGATTAACTTGATGGCATCTGACGCAGGTGCAACTGCTACGAGTAGTGCTGATATAGTTAGAAAGAACTTAGTAATATGGTATGATGCAAACAATCCAAGATCATTGATGCCTAATGCAAATGATCAGGATGCAAACTACTGGTATGATATAAGTGGAAATAACTTTCATGCTGCTATACCTACAGATAGATATGCTCAAGAGTCTATCAATGGGCAGGTAGTTAAATATATGGATTTCTCTGTTAATGGTTCTGGTTGTGCTAAATTAGTTTCACAGGGTAACTATACAGATTCACCTTACTATCCTCATCTAACTGTTATATTCTTCTTAAAATGGAGAACCAGTAATGATCAATGGAGAACACCATTAAGATCAAGAGCTAGTGACCACCATATTATTGTACAATCTGGTACAAGAAATCTTGGTATGTATGATAATGATGCTACAGGATTTAATGATACTGGATATGATATTGACCAGTTCCCTAACTGGGATAGTAAATTCAATATGTACACATGGAGATTATCTTCATATGAGTCTGGACAATACTCTCCAAACTATCAATGTTACTTTAATGATGAGACAACCCCAAGAGCTACTATCAATAGTAGTAATAGTAGATTCAATAGAGGATTCCACCACATAGGTGCATGGGGTAATAGTAGTAGAGATCCTCATAATACATCACAGAATTGTGGTTCATTCTCTGTCTTTATGCACTATGGTAGGCATATCACTACAGCAGAACAGATAACAATATACAATTACTATAAAGATACATTCGCTATCTGATAAATAATACGAAGGAGTAAATTACTGAAATGTCACAATTAAACGTTGATAAAATTGTATCTTTGAGTGGAGGTGGTAGTACTGCCGAATTTCAGTTAGCATCTAATGGTAATTTTAATTTTGACTCTGGTACATTTTATATTGACTCAGCAAATAATAGAGTAGGTATTGGCACATCTTCTCCTAGAGTATCAGTCGATATGGCAACGACTGATAGTATGATAGTGCCAAAAGGTACAACTAATGAAAGACCAGGATCCCCAGTAGAAGGGATGTTCCGCTACAATAGTACCGATCGAACCTTCGAGGGGTACGCACTCAATGAATCAACAAACGCAGTAGAGTGGGGACCTATAGCAGGTGCAGGTGGAATACCCGCACAAAGCACAAGTAGATATAGTGATGATTATTCAGTCAATGCTTCACTTAAATCTGATGGTACATCAACATATTGGTCACTAGATGGTACAGATACCGATTGGTCAATGGCAAGAATTTGGACACACGGATATGTAGGAGGAGGATATAGATCAGGTTCACCTTGGAGAAACGTTAATAGAACAGTTCATGCTACTGATACATCAACAAACTTAGGAGATACACTAGACAGATCAGGTGCATATATGTCTGGATCATGGAATGATAGGAGACACTTCTATCACTCAATGGAGAACACATACAGAGGATCATCAACATATACCTCTGGTTTCAGTATGACAAATGAAGCAGGAATAACTCATCAAAACTCATGGGATATGACAGTGAACAGAGGTTCTATGGGTTCATTCCAAGATCATGTATTTGGTGGAGGATATTCTTACTTACATGGTGGTGGTAATTCAAGAACTGACGTATTCAATCTCACAACAGAGGTCATGAGAACCTCTGGATTCCCACCAAACCAGAATGATGGTGGTGCTGACCCAACATGGGGAGGACATGGTAGACTCATGGGATGGTGGAAGAGATCAGGTTCAAGAGCAGGATTTAGATGGGCAAACGAATCATGGACATCATGGAACCACGGACCAGGTGGTGATGGATGGAAGAAAATACTTCCTACTATGATCGGTCACATGTACGTTGGAACTGGTAATAATAATCAAAATGGTAATCAGAAGTGTGATGATACCACAGGCATACAGGTTAGAGGTCTTAACTTTGGAAACATGGGTGAAGAGAACTTTGAAATGGGAATGAGAAAAGGATATTGTTTAGGTAATTACAACGGACAACAGAACAATAACACCTTTAAGGTGAACTATGCAACTGATTCATATAATAATCTTGGTGGATCATCACCACCTTCAGGTCACTCTGGTATGAGTTCAGCACACTGCTCATCATCAAGTGCAATATCTGGTACTGAAACAGATGGTACTGTAAGGTACAATTATGGTACAACTATTCCTAATTACTAATGGCAACGAAACCTGACATAATCGTCATAGACGAAGAGAAATATCCTCACATTGCGACTGTAGGTACAAAGTGTGGTTCATGGATGAACCTAGAATATTATGAACTTGAAGATACACATTTTCAGTACATACCACCTCATGTTCATTATATAAGATTTGATTACGATACAGCAACCTATGGTATGAGACTATGGGGTGAGACTCGAAACATGAAATCAGAGTATGGTGTAGATGATAGTGGTACAACTTTAAAAGAAAAGGTAGAAGTTGACTCTACACTTGGTACTAAGTATGTTAAACCTTTCATGATAGGGGTGATAACATTAAAAATACAGGAGATATTTGAAGAGAGATACTCAACTCTATATGATTCATGGGGAGGATTAGAGAGAGAAACATGGACAGATCAGTTATGTGAGGCAACCGCATATATTGCTGATAATTCCTTTGAGACAAAACTGATACATAGATTAGCAGAGGTTAGAGGATTGACAACCGCAGACTTTGCTGCTATAGTGATTGAAAAGCAAGACGCATGGAAAACTAAAGTCTATGACCTTGCAGTTCAAGAACAAACATTGATTACCAAACTAAAATCATCTGCAAATGTGATGGAAGTTGTAGTTTTCTTAGAAGATTACTTTGGAGAGTCAATGACAAGCGAACAATGTTTAGATTACGGAAGGTGCACACAGGATGACACAACAGGACTCATCTCCAGAAAATCAGAAGTTAAGTACGGAATCCAGTTCTAAAGGACATAGGAAACCCAAGGTTTCTATTCCATTTGAAAAAACATTATCAGATATGAAAGATCTCAAGGAAGGTTGGGATTTAAGTGAATTTGATAAGAGTTTAATTGATTGGACAGACTCACAATTTTTCGGGCAGACAGAATATCAAAACAAATATTTTGTAGTAAACTCACAAGTCACACCTTGGCGACAAATGAGACAGGCGGTCATGGAGATACAGACTCGTCTCAATGCCATTCAGAAAGTTACTATACAATATAAACGTACGTTAAATGATATTGAACGTACAAAGTCAGAAATGGCAGAGGAAGAGAATAAATTTTATAAACAGGATAAAGAATATGAGTTAGAACTTCTCTTTATTGACCTACAGGTGTGGGATAATAAAATGCGTCAATCAAAAGACGAGATAGAAGGTTTACTTAGAATCATCAAAGAGAAGTTAGGAAAGAAACCTGATGAAGAGTATGACTTTGAGGAACTCAAAGAAACTGTATTGAATAAGGAGATTGAAGAGAGAGAAGAGCATAAGTATTGGATTGCCAGGATGGCAAAACAATCTGCTCTTGATTTACTAACAACTGGTAGACTACAGGCAGGTAATCTTGATAGTATGTTAATGATGAGTCCAGAAGATCAAGCAGCAGTAACTGATCTTGCACTCACATATTCTACTGCTATGAACATCAACATAGGTAAGATCAAAGCAGCAGCAGAGAAAAAGGTCGAACACCTCATGGATAGTGAAACACCTCAAATGTTTGATACTACAGGAGTCCTAACTGATTATGCACATAACAATGTCACAGGAAGATCTATTCTCCCTTCCGATAAACCCGAAGATAGAACCTGAGTATATTGATGGTAAGATAATACCATTTCTAAACAAACATAAGCATTTAATATACGATTTATATTTTACTACGAGGATGCCACCATTCATGCAAGATGCAATGGGTGATGTATTTCGTGGTACAAGTGATGCACAGGCAGCAGTAAAGAACGCATTTTATATCAGAGATAAGACAGGACTACCATTATCAGCGACATTTAATAATATATGGGTGAAACCAGATCAAAAAAATCTTGAGGAATTTATCACCAACTTTAAATTTTTATATGATAATGGTGTAAGAACTGCAACCATTCCCCATACATCATGGGTAATGACAGGACAGATACAGAAAGAATATCCAGAATTAAAAATTAAGAATACTATACTCAGAGAGGTATCAAAACCTAATGAGATAGTATCACTTGCTAGTGCAGGTTTTTATTACATCAATCTTGATCGTGATGTGATGAGAGACAGACCACTCTTAGATAGACTCAAACAAGCAAAAGAATATTGTGCAGAGAAAGGTAATCCAGTAATGCTATCACTCTTGGCAAATGAGCATTGTTGGGGTGGATGCCCGATTATGCCAGAGCATTATCATTATAATAGTACAAGAAAAGATAGTGACCCTCAGTATTTTGATAGTGATATTAGTAGAGTATCTTGTTCACGTTGGGATCAGTATGACCCTGCATTTTCATTAAAAGAAGCAAACCTACCGCCTTGGAGAGAGGATTGGGAGGAGTTTTTAGATGTCATAGATGTATTTAAGTTACATGGTAGAGAGTCAGCAACCAGACTTGTAGAGTCACTAGACTTAATACAACGTTGGGATGAAGGTAAAGATATATTATATCCAGAATTTGATAGGTATCTAACTGATGTGAAGATCAAAGATGCACCCATAAATATATGGCGAAACAAAATTAAAAGTTGCAGATTTGATTGTTGGGATTGCAACTATTGTGAATCTGTGGTAGAATCAGCATTGAAGAGGGAGAAACGTACTATGAATCCTTATGTGGATCGTGTGATCCGAGCTATTGACGCAGCAACGGATAACAATTCTAGGTTTAATC